TTCACCCGCTCGCTTTGGTAACAATGGATTATCGCTTTCTGCAATCTCTTGCGTTAAAGGTTTATAAACGCCTGTATATTTCTTATCTCTATTCTTTAATTCTTTGTCATCACTACCTTGCCCATCTTGTAATTGGTTCGCATTTAGCTTTATAATAGCATGTTCCTCACTTCTTAGCGTGTCCTCTACTACCTTATCAAACTTCACCGCATGAATATTTTTGTAAACTTGTCGAATAGTAGCCATAGCACAAATGTAAAAAAATAAGGTGGATTTTAACCCACCTTATATCTTAGTTTTTTCTAGGTGCTGCTTTCTTCGTGGCTCGCTCCGTTTGTAAATCCTCTTTCTTGTCGCTTACAAGTTCAAGTAATTCACTCGCGGCTAATAACCTCGCTGCATCATCGGGATAGTCTAATTTGAGCTCGTTTGTTTCTGCTAAAGTAGCAGCCGTTTCAAAACTCAATAGCCATTCGTTATTATATCCTACTCCATTAAGTACCATAGTTATTAAGGTTTAGTGATTATCAATGAAGCCTCAGAGAAGCCTGGAATACTTGCCGTAACAAACGCGGACGGTGATACTAATTCGATACGAATTAAGCCACCAGACGGAACTGCGACATAATCAGCATCTAATACCGTTGCTGTTAATCGGATTGACTTCGCTATCGTTGTACCCGCTGCAATTGAAGTAATCGAAATTTCGTTACCCGTTGCTACGTTGTACATCTTGATTAAGCCTGAAGAAGCAATCAATTGAGTGCTATAATCGTCAAACAAGTTAACCGTGTTTGAGAAGATATTAACCTCAACTACACCCGCTGCCATCGGTGTTGCTAATTCCATTTGTGTTTGATACAATCCTTTGCATACGTCTAATACTTTTGTACCTAGTGGCATCTGAATTAACGATGGAGCTACATCATATTCTTCTGAATCAGCTAATTCGATGTAAGTTTTAAAGATTTGCGGGTCTGTACCATTCGCGCTCATTACTTTTTGCGCTTGGATTAAACCTAAGCTAAATCCTTTCTTTCCCGTTGCAACTTGTGTAGCTTGTAATGCGTTTGCTTCTTTGTCGATAAACATAACATCAAAGCTGTCTTGCATATTCGTGAACGAAGAATTGATAGCTTGGAAGGACATCCCACCATCGCGGAACTCGAATGTAAATCCGTAAATAGCATCTTTCGCTACTGATTGATTCCCATAAGGTGAAGTGGAAAGTACCGCATCTGCTCCACCGTCCTCGATTCCTTCAATATTCTTGAATGGATATGCGCGAAGTTTAGTGCTATCGTTTTTGAACATATTTGTTAATGTCGTAACGATTGCAACTTCTTGTGTCGGTGTGATGATAGTACCTTTCGGAACATAGATGAACCCGTGAGGTTCATTGAATATAATAGGGCATCCTAGTATATTAGTATTTTGTACGTTGTTTGTACATTTTAAGAATGTTGACATTTTTTATTTTGTTTTAAATTTTTTGTAATTGAATAATTGCTGAATGAGTAATTTGATATTCAGTATCAGAAGTGTAAGTCGTTGTAATTAGAAACTCTGTAAATTCTGCATTTGGATCGCTTGGGATAAGTAAAGGAACGCTGTAAAATTCATCGCTGTGAACTACCAAATCAGATAAAGCTGGTGTATATGTCTTACCGAAAATCGGAACATCATCTAAGGTTATATTAATTCCCTTGATTTGCGGCTTTGACCATGATGCAAATGCACTCATAGTTAGTGCCATGTAATTACCGCAATCGGTGTTAACTGAATACAAGCCGCCACATTTTAAACCATAACTATCAACCTGTTCCCCATTTATAATAATAGGCAAAGTAGCAATAGTTCTTATAGTTTCTCCAATCGTTGCAGTAATCACTACTTCGGTATTGGTATTACTATCCATAAACGGCTTTATATTGAAACTAATAATAGTATTCGGTTGCACCTCTTCAAGGAAAATTCCCGCGCATTCGGCTGTATATGTTGCGCCTAAAACATTATCCTGCATTGAAAAAGTTACGTTTGCAAAATTGCCGCTAATATCTGTTTTTATTTCATTAATATTTGAAATCAAACTAACCGTATGAGTAGGCACACAATTATTTTGTGAAGGGCTACTACATCTCGGCTTCGCTAATCTCAAAGTCAAGTTAGGAATTAATACCCCATCAAGTAAATCAGGTAACATATACTGATTGTTTTCGGCGGTGCTATTGAAATGAATCAAATCACGTTTTGGAAATTCAACCTTTGCCGTATAACCCGCAAACTCACTGCTAGCTTTAATTAACGCTACAAGTTCAGCATAAATAGGATTAAGATACTTTTGGAAATTGCCATCTACTGAATACTTGTAAGGGATATGCTCATCCGGCTTACATGGTGCTACTATCAACAAATCGCCCGTAAACTCACCATTCGCGGAAACATAACCCTCATTGAATGCGTGTATCAGACAAACTAACGGATATTTCGTAGATTTTACCACATCATCATAAGAATTGCCTTGCTTAATTAATTCATTCTTAATATCATCCCAATTGCCATGCTTAAAGCTTATTTGCGAAATGTCAAAGTTAGCATCTGAACTTAGATTAGTTGATGCTTTGGCTACTATCTCCGCAAAGATATTAGGCACTAACTTGGGTAAATATTTGAATGTCGCTGCCATTAGAATGTAATATAGTTGTATAAATCTCTATTCGCGTCCGTGATGCCTAAATAGTCGGGATATGATGCTTTATTAGCTTCAATAAACTCATGTAACGTCCAATTGAACTCTACCATCTGATTCCATGCGGTTGTCAACTTAGCTCTCGGACTAGCTGCAGTATTGTTTGCGATGTTAGGGTTTTGAGTGCCTAATCCTGTCATGTGGGTAACATTGTTTCTCACAATTTGGTCGTAAACATAGTTCGCAATCGGATTGAATCCAATAGTCTTGAATCCTAGCCACTTGTTTAAATCCCCGTTTGAATCCGTAAACTCTTTACCATTTGCCAAATCAAACCAAATTCCACTTGTCGGCGGTGTAACGACAAGCATAGCCGCTATTAAGTCTTTAGCCATTTTATAGCCAAAAATCTTACTTAGGTATATGCTTTCGTAGGTCGTTGTATCAACTACCAAGTTAGCACCCTCATACGGATATGAGGATGCTGTATTTGGTAAATTAATTAACCCTACAAAGTGGCTTGATTGAGTGAAGTTCATTTGTTACTTTATAAATGTTAGGTTTCTAACGTCTGTAATTCGCGCTGTTTGTGTACCACTTGGAATAAATCTCAATCGCGTGTATAATACTCTTGAACCTACGTTAAACCAATTTACACCATAAACTTGCTTACCACCCCCAACATTTGAAGTCATCTTGTATTGTGTTGCTGTGGTCGGTGTGAATGTTAGCGTATCGCAATTATTGCCATCAGTACCGCTCGCGCCTGTCAATCTGAACCAATTAGTTCCATTAAACGAACCTTCTTGAACTACCGTAACCGTTGCTGGTGTGCCTGTAAGCGTTGCGCAAGTGAAGTAGTGAACGTAGTTGCAAGTAGTTGATTTGTTTAACTCATTGGTTTTCGTGATGAAATATTCTGTAGTAGTATTTACAATCGTGTCAACTGTTCGTGTTGTAATGTTTGCGATATTGCCACCCGTACCCGCTGAATATAGCTGTATTTGACATTTGCCCTTCTCTTGACAACCAAATATAATTGCTGAACACATCAGCATGATAATCATTATTTTTTTCATTGTTTTATTTTTTTAATTTGTTTTTTCTTGATGCAAAGTAGCAAAGCCCTTATTAATAAAAATCATAGCTAGTTTAGTAGGTAGTGTATATTTTCTACCTGTTCGCAATGTGCCTTTCACGCTACCGATTATTGTTATTCGCTTCGTGTCAATTCTTAAATTGTATTGAACTTCCTTGCTTTCATTATTTTTTTTAGACTTTGCCATCTTGATTAATTTTTAAATGTGATTGAATTATGGTAATGCTACCGCTTCGATTAATGTTTTAGCTGCCGCGAAAGTTCCTTTAACCAAAACTTGAGTATCATTTGCTGAAACGAATTGTACTAATTCTTGTTCAACGATGATAGTTTTAAGGTTCTTAGTGAAGTCGTTACCATCAAGTCCAATTTGGATATTCATGGCATCCGTGAATCCTACGTTGATAGCTGACAAATCACCACCTACAAACTCAAACGAAGTACCCGCTAAAGCTGTTGTAGGGATTAACTTAACGCCCGCAACCGTTGTACCATCAACTGATTTGAACGGAGGTAATACATATCCACCAAAATCATCTTTCTCCGTATCCATTAACGCCAATATGTCGTTGTCAACGTAGAACCCTGTCGCTTGTCCGTAGCTATTCTGTACTTGTAATACCGCTGCACGGATAACATCAGCATAAGTAGGCTTATCAACTAAACCAACTAAGCCAGCGCCTGCTTTCACACCTACGCCACCATCAAAAGGGGTTGCATATGGAATTAAGCCCGCTAAATTATCGCCTGTGTCATTACCATTAAACAATTGGTCTTCTGTTGCGATGTCAACACGTTTCATCATGTTGTTTTCGATGTAAGCAATAAGGTTAGGTAAATAACGCATCATTTCTGTGCTTACCTTGCCGTGTACAGCTATTTTCTTAGCTTTCTTTTCTTTCTCCTCATACTTAACCGATACTTGTGTTTTCGTATCACCCTCACCTATAAATATTGGTGTCCCTTGCTCGTCTGTTTCTTCAATCCAATTTGCATATGGTCGTGTAGGATCTAAGTTAAGCGGTGAAACATTAGCTAAGTACGTTAAAATTCTTTTACGCAAAGTGCTAATAACGCCAGTGCTTTGCGTCAAATTGAAGTGAGTTGCACCCGCTCCGATTGTGTTATCGGATTGCATTGTGATTGCTGATTTGATAACTAAAGGAGCTGACTGCTTACCGCCATTTTTTACAATTGCATCGATTTGGTCTTTAACCGTTTCAAATGCTTCAGTTAAACTTTGACGCATTGTTTTAACCGCGCCTACATTCATTTTTTGTTGCATCTCCAAGCCTTGCTTAACTTGTGCCTTATACAACTTGTCGGCTTGTGCTTTGAGTTCTACATTTGTAGCCTCGATAGCTTCGATAGCATCTTCAACCATTTTTTGAGCATCTTCTTTGCTTATCATGTTAGCGTTTTGCTCGCGATTGATTTTTGCAACTAAATCGATAAAATCGTTTTGTTCTTTGATTTCTTCTGCGCTATATGCTGAACCATCAGCCTTTAATGCGCCATTTTCTAGTTTCATTTTTTACTTTTTTTGATTGTTAATTGATAATAATTTTTGCACTTTACTCTGTGCGTTGTTTGTTATTTGAGTGTCTTGCGACGGCTCTATTATTGTCGAAGTGATTATCTCGGCTTCGTTTTTTACTTCTGTTACTGATTGCGTAGGTGTCGCATAATTTGAACCTCTTAATACTGCGCTCCCCTCTATTATCTTGGCTTCTAATACCGCCCAAAAGTTGCCCGCACTTTCTGCCTCATCTTTGTTAGCTACTTCATTAATATACTTACCCCAATTAGCCTTTTCTTCTTGCCAATAGCTGTCATCAGAATTAACGCAATAAAGTATTTTCACATATTGCATACCTACACTATGATTCTTAACTTTGCCGCTTGCATACATATCGAACATCAACTCATTATACTTTGATTTCTCGATAATAGAATCAAATACTAAGGCTTGTGTATTACCTTCAAAATCAAACCCTAAAGACTTCCAAGACATTGTTTGAGCTAGCGGTGTTACATTATCCGTAATAACATACTCAAATTTCTGTTGGTGTGAATTAAGAAGATACATTGACTTATTTTCTTGGATAGATTTCTTCCAAATGTTTTTTATATGTACATCGCCATGAGAATCAAGTAAGTTTGTTGTATTGATTATAGACTTAACGCGAATCTTAGTAGCGTCAATTATTGGTGTTGTTACTATGGCTTTAATGCTTTCGTCCTTAGAATCTAACTTAGTATAACTTAGCCTTATCATGCTTAAGTTCCTTGCTTATGAAAGCGTCTAATAGTTCTATATTTTCAAATTTAGTTATCATTATCCTTCTTGGTTTTTAGTAATTATGTCTGTCGGGAATTGTGGTAAGCCCCCTACACTTTTATATTTCGTTAAATCAAGATCAACTGAAAACAATCTGCTTTGCAACCTATCAACACATTTTAAATGATATTGTAAGGTTTCAACATCTTTAAAATAGTCATCAGTAATTATTTTATCGCTTAATGTGTTACTCATTATTTACCTGTTTCTGTTGGTTCTTCGGGTGGTCTTGTCGGCTTATTGCTTTCTTTTACTATCCTTTCGGTTGTTGGTATGTTGTCAATCTTGCGCTCTTTCTTATCTTGATTCGATTGTAAATATTTTGCGTATAAAATACCTAGCACAAAAGAAATTAGTATCACTCCGATGATAAGCCCTATCTCGGTTATAACTGCTTTACTAGGTGCGCTGCTCATGTTTAATATGATTTCTTTTCGTGTCATGTTATTACTTTTTAATCAGTTTACCTTTCTTCACCGCTTCCAATTTCTTAGCCTTGATTTCCTCTAATTCTGTTTTCGTTAATTCCTTTGCCATGTTAAAATTCAATTATTTTAATGTACGAATTTGCCAATAAATCAACATTAGCCGTTCCCGTTGTTTCATTCCCAAACGTGAAAGTAAAAACACCATCCGCTGTGCAGGTAAATAACATCAAGGCTTCTAAATAGTGATTCGTTGCCGTTAAGCCAACCGCTGTAGTTATAAAACTAGCACCCGCTGTTGTTGCCGTTGCGTTTATAGCGTAAATAGGTGCTTTCGCCTCCGTTGTTACCGAAGTCTGATTAATACCGCCCGACATTGAACCCATTATAGTTCCCGTTCCACTTGATAGCCTTACACCCAACTTACAACCCATTGTAGTTAAATTAGATTGATAAGCCGCTATTAACATTATCTCATACTTCTTGCCGTTTGTTACTGCAAAATTAAAATCCGTTACGTCTTTTAACGTACTATCGGTGCTTCTAAATAACGCTGGCAATTGAACAAACCTCGTATTATATTCAAGTAAATCCTCTATTTTGGCTTTCGTTAGCGTTCTATCAATCTCATCAGCTACAAAAGTTTCAGTAGCTAACATACCATCCGCACTAGGAAACGAATAATTGTGTTTCTTATCTTGTGGGTATAGGATAGTATGTTGTATTCCGAATGGCATTATTGTTTCGTGTCTTGTTGGTTTTGTTGCGTGTTATTGCTTCTAAAATTCTCTTGTATCTCTATCGGTAATTGATAGAAGTATAAATTTGCCCATTTCGGATTTGGTACTTCACCCAATAGCTCAACACATTGCCCATATGTTATCAAGCCATTCTGCAAAGCAAGTGAACCCGATACGCTGTATTTTGAGAAAACCTCCGCTGCTTCCTTCTTATTCTTTTGCAACGCTGGCACATGGCTAAAGTCTATATTATACCTCGTGGTTCCGGTACCAATAAGCCATTCTGTTAAATTCTGATAGATATGTTCAGCATATGGGATAATCGTATCACTATACCAACTTGTTTCTGCTGAATTACGCTCACTTACATTTGAATTGCCATATTGTGCCGTTAGTTCGGCTTTGTAATCAAATACCTCCGCAAACATATTCATGTCTGACTTTTCCAACTCCACAAACTGCATTTGTGCTATGGCATATCCCATTTGCTGCCAATTAACAGACGTTGACGCAACCATTATCTTACGTTGATTCTCGTCAAATCCGTAATCTTTCTCAAACTCTTGTTCTAATCGCGCGCGCTCCTCTTTTTTCATCGCTCCCGCTCCTAAGTTCCCTTCCTCATCCATGGACAAAATACCCATTGGGCTATTCATCATCTTACCCCTAGCCTTTAAATTAACGGTCAAATTGTTAATAGTAGCCGTTAACGCTTTCAATCTTGATTCAGGTATAATTAATGAGTTTGAATAATAAGTTAAGTCAGGTATAATGTAGCATTGATCCTTTGGGATTGATTTTCCATCGAATCTTATGTCCTGTATCTGCTCCATTATATCGGTTGAATAAATGGAGTTTCTTAAATGGTTAATCTTCCAAGTTATCTCAACGTGTGTAAATGGTAACGCCCATATAGTATTTGAATCTGCTTTATCAAATCCCACCGAAATAGGACGAATGCAAACCGTGTAACCCCTTAACATAGTAGATACTATGATTTGAGTAATAAATTGGTGCTGTGCTTGTGAATAGTTAGGACGTTTGAGAATATCAAGATATTTGTTTACATCTTTATCAATCGTTTGTCCTGTTGTTGTGTTGACTAGTGATACTTTGCCCTTGCATATTGCTTTAGCTGTTTTTATTGGCAAATATAGTACGGGTGGGCAAAACTTTACGGCTTTATTGATATTCTCGATTGTATCAAATTCTAAGTAATCGTAACCATTCCCGAATATCTTATAAAATGTATTGTTATTAGGTTGGTTGGCTATTATAGGTGATGAGACAGCGATAGACTTAACTGCCGCTGCCATCTGTTTAACTTTCGCGATAATGCCCAACCTATTTGATTTGCCAACCTAACTCGTGCCAATATTACATCGGTACTTTGCGAAAGGTTGTAGTTAACAATTAGGGCAAATGTATAAACATTATTTTACAATTGGCAAAATTTTTTTTTTAGCCTGTAATTTTTGTAGGCAATATAAAACCAAAAAAAAGCAAGTATTAATGATAATACTATATCGATTGCGTTTAGTGTCATGGTGATGTTTATTTTAAATTTCTATTTTTAATTCATCATATGTAAGTTGATAATATAAATTTTGTAGCTGGTGTAAATAGGTACACATAAATCCAACACCGCCAAAAGTTGCTAGTCCGTATTGATTAACACTCAACTCGTTTAAACCTAATTTAATTTTATTGTCAACAAAACCGCATTTCAATAAAATATCATCAGTTAATTCGATGGGATTTGCTTTCCATTTCCCTCTAAATTTCTCACTAAATGTTATGCTTTTTTGCCGAATTTCAATTACCCTAATTAACTTCTCGGTATATTCTTCTCTGAAGATATTACCTATCCTTACTTCGTTTGGCTGCATCATTTCTTAGCTTTCTTTGGCAAATAATACTTCTTGCGTTCCTTCAATGCCACCGCCTGTACTTTAGCTATTGAATCAGCATATTGCGGTACTTGTATTGTCATACCCTTGATTATTGCACCATCAAGATATTTCTTCGGTTGTCCATTCGGGTTATTGGCTTTTCGTTTGATTTCTGTACTCATATAATTTATTTACTGCAAAGATAGCTAAATAAATTAATTATAAACGAATAAACAATTTTAAGTTTTTAACGCATATGCAACATAACTACTGCCGTCTATATGGTGATTGTTTTTGTCTATTGGCTGCCCTGTTGGCTTGCCGTCCTTATCCAACATCCAAACGTATTGCGTGTATTCATTCCATAAGTGATCGCCCTCCGTACCTTCAACAACTGATACGTTATAACCTTTCATTATTTCTATTCGTGTTTCAATGAATCCTTTGCCGTTCAAACCTTTCTTAACTACTCCCATAGCGGTAAATCCGCGTCTTAGTTGTGGATACTTTTCTAAAGTGTATAAATCAAAGTCTGACTCATTGAATCCATTTCGCATCTTGCTAATCATATACTCACCAATTGCACTATCTACGATAATAGTTTCCTTTGAAGTGAATCCCTGCTCACATAGCCATATCATCACGTCATTGAATCTCTTTGGCTCGTAATGTAGCGGCTTAATGATTAATTGGTTATTATGTGCCTTAACTTCACCTATTGCGCATGGATCCGTTCCTCCCCAATCGATGTAATAATACTTGTTATACTCAATCCTGTTATATTCCTCTATGGTTATTCGATTCCAACCTGTGAATATTTGTCCTTTGATGCCAGAGCTACATAAGCCCTCAATTTCTGTTAAAAAATAATGCGGGTTAAAATATGGGCTCTCTCTATCCCCATAAGCCTCATACTCAGATATTAATTCCTTTGATAGATATGGATTATCACGGAACGAAGCTATAATATACTCAACTCCTTCAATGTTTTTAGGGCTTAGTTTAAAATATCCGTCAATCTCATTTTGATTAAATTGTGGGTAGTCTGCTTGCGTTATTGGTTCTAAATTGAAATATCGCTTAATTACCCAGTGGTGCATTGTTGGCGTGTTTAGTATCATCCATATCCATGCTGGGGTGCCTCTTACGCCCGACTTCCAAACATTAAAGCGGTCTTCATCTCTAATATCTGCCATCTCCTCAACTACTCCAATATTTACGTTAGATACGCCTTTCATGTGTGAAGTCTTTTCGTTTGAACTTGCACGGAATCCTTGTGTAAATACTACATCTTTTGATGTTTTAATATTTTTTATTGAGTTCTCTGTTTTGCTAAATTCCTTACTTAGAACCCCATCTTTATTGGCTTTGTCAAATCTTGTGAAGATTTCATCCATGATAGAATTTTTAATCTTCGTTGCCTCATCTCTTAATACTTGTACCCTATATCCATTTACCACAACATGATAATTGATAGCTAGACTTGCTTGGTAGGTCTTCATGCCTGCCCTACCTCCGATTAACAAGGTGGTTCTTATGCCATCTCTCGGATTAAATAGCCTTTCATACTTTGGGTGATTCTTAACAATAGCCTTCACTATTCAAATGTTACCTCAGTAATATTAAGATTGCCGCTGTGTTCTATTTTGTCAAGTGGTTTACCGAAACCATGTTCATATACAAATTTAATTAATATAGGATTATCGCTATTCAATAACGCAATTAAAGCCTCTTCCTTGCTTCCGTATTTCTTTACAAGGGCTGACATTGCAAGCTCTCGAGAGTTCATCTCTTCGCTTATTGATTTGCGTCCTGCGCCTATTCTGGCTCCACCCTTTGCCATATTTTAGATTTTACTTGATTATTCAATATTTTAACATCCACCCCATCCGTCGGGGCTATCTTTATCATTCATGAGGCAAATGTAAGTATAATTTATGAAACAAAAAAAAGAGGCGATTAAGCCTCTTGATGAAAGTTGTTTTGATTTGTTTGCAATTATGCTAATTTTAACCCAATTGATAAATTCTTGCTCGGTCAAGTTGTTTAAAAAGTCTTTCATTGAGTTTGTGTTATTTTCTCCATTTACCACACAAGCTAAAATAATATTATTTCTCACTCGTAATGGCAAAGATGTTAATCTTTTAAAGCCTGTAGAGTATTCAGAAGGTTGATCATTTACTTTAGCTATTGTTTTTGTGATTGTTGCAGTTGTCATTGTGTTTGTTGTTTTTTGTTGTTGTTTTTGCGAGTGCCTCCTCTTGTTTCTTTTTTCTTTTTAGAACTCATAAACAATACTTGCTTCGTAAATAGTGTTTTCTGATTTTGTTTCGTTTATTCCTCCACCAATTACTGGTTGCTCTTTTATGATAAGAATTGTTCCTTTTACTTTTTCAGTAGCTACTACTTCTTTGATTTCGATTTGTGCTTTTGAATTTGTCATTTTATTTTGTGTTTTATTGTTATTGATAGTGCAAATATAGTCTAATTTTTGATTACAATACATTAATTCAAAGTATTTTAGTAAATAATTTGTTAATGATTGTTAAAGCGTTGGTATTACTACGTTTGAGAGAAAAAATAATTTCAAATAAAAATACTTTTTAAAATACTTGAATAAATATTTGTATAAATAATCAATATAGTATAGTTTTGCTTTTTTAAACAATAAAACACAATGTCAAACGTAGTAAAATTAATAGGCTTCACAGATTTTCAAACAACTTGCGATTGCT